ACTGTAATTGAACTTTTACATCATGGCGGTACTGGTCAAGCAAATAGCACAGTAAATATTACACGAAATAATATATCAAACAATACAACACTAAGAGCAAACCTTACTTATTACGTTGACTGATAGACCGAAGCTACGTCTTAAAACTAAGCCATAAACCTGTTTATATCGGAGATATATCCTAATGGCATTAGCCGAATCAATTGAATACGACAAGATAGAAGTTGTCGGAACATACAAAGCGGTTCAAGTCCGTGAAGCAACTGTCATCACAAAAGATGGCACAGAATTAACAAGATCTTTCAGAAGATATGTACTACAAGCTGGTGCGTTAGATGCTTCAGATAATTTAGTTGATACTGATTTATCAGCAGAACCAGCAGAAGTGTCAGCAGTTTGTAACGCTGTGTGGACTACTGACGTAAAAGCTGCGTGGAAGGCTAAACTAATAGCAGACAAACCTACCACTTAATTGTTATGTCAAAACCCACAAACGAAGAACTATTTGCTGAACAAAAAACAATAGCAGAGAGATTCAATGCCAACCAGGATATAAATAACAAGCTAAAGGCTCGTTATGACATTATTACTGCAATCCTGGCAGATAGAGAAGCAGTACTTCCTACTCCAGAACCAATTACACCAGCTGTTGCTCCAGGAACAGATGCAGTTACTGTAGAAACAGGAACATAAATCTATTGGTAAATGGATATACCAGAGATAAATCTGCCTGATACAGATTATCTTGTACCTCCTAGTACAATATTTTACCCACCTGTGGCAGAGATTCCATTTTTAGATCCAATCCTTCTACCTTCTCTGGAACAGGTACAGTCGGGACTTGGGGAAGATCAGGGATCTTCTTCTGAAGAAGAAACATCATCTTCAGCGGAGGAAGTAATACCAGGAGGACAACCGCAAGTACCGAACAACTTGCCAAAAACCACAGAAACTTTATCAACTGAAGAGGGTATAGCTACTTTTAGCATACCCTTTTTTGGTGAAATGCCTATTCCTGCGCCAGAAGTAATTGCATCTTCTGTGATCGCAGCAGGAACTGCGTCAGTTGTGAGCGTGGGAGGTGGAATTGCTATGCAAGCAGTGCTAGGTCAAATTAAAAAAATATTTAAAAAGATATTTACTAAGGTTCTGAAGAAAGAGGTAAAGGATCTGCAAACAAAGAAGGATTAGCTTTTACATAACTTCGTATATTAATGACATCACTACAAATATATGCGTATTTAGAGACAGGATTAATCATATAGCCAGCAGCGTGAAGTTGTGAACACTTTAAAACTCTCACTAATTGCTTATCATGCACTTGCTTGTCTAATTCTTCTATGGCTAAGTCTAGCTTTACTTTGGCTAACTCCGAACACGTTTCATTATTAGTTCCGAGTGGGATCATAAATGACATCTGAAATCCCCATCCTTCATTAATACTATAAGTTTCACTACTAGGATTCTCTGCATCATTACCTGTATAGAAAGGTGTAAATGCCATTGTTGGTTGACTACATACTAAGTTTCCAAACTGCAACTTACCTGTCATTCCATTATTAACGTTCATATTCTGATTGATAATACTAGAATTACCAATCGCATTTGGTTGAGCCTGTACGTTTGTATCGCCTTCGGCTTTTGCTTTACTGACTAAAGACAGACAAAGAAGTGATAACGCTAGTAGTCGTAATCGCATCATTCTGAGTTATTGTTTCTAGTTTAGTTCCTGATGCTCTGGTAGTTATAGCTAACGACCAATCAGAAGTAACAGTTTTAGGAGTAAAAACTGCATCTGCGTGTGCTATACCACCACTAGAAGCACTCGTAACTTCTATGTTTGACGCTTCCCAACTGGACAGGGCAGATCCAAATTTTTCTGTCACTATACTGCGAGTTATAGTCTGAGTAGTATTTTCAGTTCTATTAGATGAGCCAGTAGTCCACGTTGGTACTCCGTTTGCATAGCAAGGAGCAATTAAAAATAAACCTAGTAAGAGTAATTTCTTCATGGGTTTTCTGGTTTTTCTTTATTATCCACTATTTTAGGTGGTTTTGCATTGCCGTTATTGTTACCCTTCTTACCAATAGACAATCCTAGTGAAGCAGTACTTGCCGAAAAAATCGAAGCTATGAAAGTTGGGTCAAAATCTACTATCTTTTTACCATCTGGAGGCTCGTAGTATGAAAGTGTTAATAATCCTGCCGACCACAGAAGTATAGAAACTTTTACGATAGTCTCTATCTTGCTAGTTTCCTGTTCATCCATATTAAAAAAACTGCCTTAGTGTGTGAGGAGTAAGCGGTTGACCACTGCTTTCTTCAAGGCAGCTATGACAAACGTAGCAAATATTGATATGTTGTAAAGTATTACTCCTTTAAGGTATGTTAAAACTTTTAAAACCGATTCTTTTTAGATTCTTTTCTACGACTGCTGTAAAACGACTTTTGGTGGATATGCTTCGCACGATTTCTAAGCAGACCTCGAATAGTCTGGACGACAAAGCTGTAGACATTTTAGAAAAGCAATTATTCCCTAAGTAATTAAAGTTTTCTTACTGTAGGAAATTTTGGAAATACTTGAAATGCTTTTACTTCAAAGTCTAAAACTTCCCAATCTTGTGTAAATTGAGCAAGCTTTACGGCTTCTTCTTCGTTTAGTGCCTGGATTACAGTTTGAAATCCTGTGGCGTTTATTTCTTCCAAGCCTATGTAAACGGCTGGAACTCTAATCACCCAAGCTCTGATTTTCAAATCCTGCAAGGGAGATCCATCCTTCCTCCGTTTCGGCTTGCGGAATTTGATCCAGGGGGAGGCCCAAAATTCTTGCATCTAAAGCTCCTTGTATATCTCCATTGTAAGCAGCAATTTCAAGATCCCACAACTCTGCGTTACGTTCTTGCATTGCGTTCTCTTCATCTATAGCTAAAGAATCGTTCCAATATTCGACTGCTCCAGCCAAAGCATCGAGCCTATCGTCATGTTGTAGTGAGTTTCTATCGACTGTTAAATGGGTTAATTGATGAAATAATTGATAAGCCAGGGATGTTTCTACGCTATCTTCGTCTTTTGCCTTGCTATCGTTCTCGACAACCGACCTATTTATAATTAATCGGTGTTGGTTCATCACAGGTTCTAGCGCATTTATAATTCTTCTTTCTTTTTGTACGTTACTTCTAGCTGGTTCTACAGTACATGGGTATATTCTGCGTAAATATGGCTGCAAAAGGCTCTGTAACATCCCCTGACCAAATTGATCTTCTAGGATGATTAAGTTTACCTCTTTTCTTCTAGCAGCTTTTGCAAGCCCTTCTAAGACAGGCTCTGTATATCCTTCTCTAAACGACCCTACCTCTAATACAAATAGATTTCCATTTAGTTGAGCGACTATAGCGTATGCTGTTTCATCCATACCCTTACCAGAAGGGTCAACAAACATCACACATCCGTCAAACTCTATCCATTCTCCGTGTATATAAGCTGGTCTGTGGTAGTAATCTCCACTAAATCCTACAGCTGGTAAGTCTCCTATCCTATATTCTGCACCTGACGACCATATAATTTTCTCTGGAGCGTGGTCATCGACCTCCATTACGACTAAATCTGATAAACGTAAAGGGAATCTTTGTAAATCTGACAGGCTAGTGTCTAGTTGAAACTGTAAAACAAACTGTGATCGACCATAACTGGCTTCTCTTTCTAACAAATCTATCTCAGAAAACCTATCTGGGTCTGTAGGTTTACCTGGATTATCCTTACATCCGTCTAAAATTACCTGGGCTAACGCATCTCCGTACTTTTCTGGCTTCTTTGGGTAACGACTTGTCCATATTTTGCAGTCATATCCTCTCATTCTTAGCTTGTTGTAGATACTTTCCTCTGTTTGCGGTGTACCTAAGAACAAAATATCTCCACCAGGTTTAAGAATAGCGTTAAATTCACCGACACAAGCTATAAGTTTCTCTCTCATGCCTACTGTCCAGGCTGTATTCGGTACTTCACAGTCATCAGCAAGTATTAAATCAGCACGACTACCTGTTAACTGTCCAAAAACACCCACACTTTTCACAGATGCAGATTGATCTGGGATAGCTGGCCTTACATCAAACCTGTTACTCGCACTTCTTTGCTCTTCTCGGTCAGGTTCTAAGCATTGCAGTATAGGCATCTCTCTAATAAGCCGTAAACAAAATTGTGCAAAGTCATCTGCCCTGGTCTTCGAGGCCGACACTACCATTATTTTCTTCTGTGGATCATTCCTTAGTAACCATAAAGTGTAAGCAGCTGCCATCCACGACTTACCCACTCCTCTAAACGCTTCAATAATCCTACGTTTCTGTCCATCTTGCATATACCCTGCAATATCTAACTGTATAGGTGTTGGATTAGGAAGTTGTAGATGCTTCCATACAATCACTAAAAAATATCTAAAGTCTTCATCGTAGGGTTTTGGTAACTTATCCCACTTCTTCATGCAGATTTACGCTTAAAAGCTACGACCTTATCTATATCTGGTAAAGCTTTAGCAAGATCATCAATAGCACTTCCCTCTGTAACTGTAGCTGTTATCTGATTATCCTTAAGAAACTGCCTAATCACATTAAGATCAGCGACTGTCGCCTCTCCACTATCTAACAAACTAGATAAATGTCCAGCAAGATTAGCGTGTAAATTACTTAACTGCTCTGCTACATCTTTTTGTTTCATAACTTTCTGTAATTCTGTAGGGAACTCAACCCACCACGGAAAGATCCCTAAGAGTGTAAATGCGGAGGTAAAACACATCCTTAATATAACACTTATATAACCTTTGTATTACCCATTGTCCACTATAGAAGAACAGGGAGATATACAGAGAGTAGTCTATCTTAGATATATCTTAGATTTTAGTTAGAAAAATCT